ACATCAACACGGCGCCTGCCGCGGCCTACAACCAGGACAACGGGCGTCACCGCTTCTACACGGCGCCCAGCGGAACAGCCGGTGCAACTGCAACACTTGTGGAGCGCCTGCAAATCGAGAACACAGGCGACATCAAGCCGGGCGGCGACAACGCGCAGAACCTGGGGGTGCCTGCCAGCCGGTGGTCGGTGGTGTACGCAGGCACCGGCACGATCAATACCTCGGATGCGCGTGAGAAAACCGCCGTTCGCGTGTTCACGGCCAACGAATTGGCCGCGGCCAAGGCGCTCGCCGCCGAGGTTGGGATGTACAAGTTCCTGCAGGCTATTGCTGCCAAGGGCGAAGCGGGCGCGCGGTGGCACGCGGGCATGACGGTGCAGCGTTCCATCCAGGTGATGAACGCGCACAGCTTGGACCCGTTCGCCTACGGCTTCATTTGTTACGACGAGTGGCAGGCTGACGAAGAAACCGGGCTCGCTGCCGGCAACCGCTACAGCCTGCGGCCTGATGAGCTCTTGATGTTTTTGGCCCGGGGTTTCGAGGCTCGGCTGGCTGCCCTGGAGGCGGCCGCCCCGTGAGCATCCGCAGCTTCGGCGCGGAGGGTGATGCCCAGCTCCAGAGCGGGCGCTACGCCAGTGCCTACCTGGTCGACATGCACTTTGCGGGCGGCGTGCTGCGCCTCTGCACGCTTCCGCTGAACGTGACGGTAGACGGCTTGCCGTACACGGGTGTCGGCAACTTCCTGCGCATCGACCCCATCAGCACCAGCGAAGACGGCCGCGCCGAGAAGATCAAGCTCAGCCTGGGCATCACCAACGAGGCCGTGCTCGCCCTGGTGATGGGGCCGGCCACGGCCTACCGCGGCCGTCGGGCCGTCATCTCTCTGCAGCTCTTCACCAGCGAGTTCAAGACGCGCGGCCAACGCCAGATCGAGTGGCAAGGCTTCATGGAGCCCGTGCGCATTCCGCGGCAGGGCGGGCAGGGCGGCACAAAAGGCCGCATCGAGATGCCGTGCACCCGCATCGGCCTGGCGCGCAGCCGCGCCACGCTGGGTCTGCGCGTCACCGATGCGCAGCAGCAGCAGCGCTACCCGGGCGATCTGTTCTGCCAGTACATCCAGTCGCTGGTGGAGCAGCCCTACACCTGGCTCAGCAAGCGCTTCCAGGAGATCGAGGGATGAGCCGCGTGCGGGTGCCATCGCTGGCCGAGCTGCTGGGTGAATACATGCAAGAAAGCGTCGGCATGACCTTCAGTTGGGAGGGCGCCAACTGCTGCCACTTCGCCGCCGGCTGGGTGGAGCGGGCCACCGGCCACAACCCGATGGCCGGGCTGCAGCCCACCACCTCAGCGCTGCAGGCGCTGCGGCTCATTGAAGACCTGGGCGGCAGCCTGCAGGCGGCCTGGACGCGGCAGCTCGGGCGTGAGTCGATCGCTCCGGCCTTTGCGCAAATGGGCGATGTGGTTTTGCTCCCGCTGCGCCTGCATTCTGGCGAGCCCTTAGTCACGGGGCAGATCGTAGGCGTGTGCATGGGTGCGCAGGCCGTTGTGATGTCATCAGACGGCTTTCATGTTTTCTTGCCGATGAGTGCGGCGGTGGCCGCGTGGCCACTGAGGGATCGCGCATGAAGAGCGTGCTGCGTTGTGTGGCTGTGTTCGTTCTGCTGGCTTTGCCAGGTGCTGCGTTTGCTGGCTTTGGGCAAGCGCTGCAGATCATCGGCACCATCGCGACAGCTCTGGGCTTCCCGCAGATCGGATACCCGCTCATCGCTGCCGGCACGGTGTACGGCGGTGTTGAGGCGCGCAAGAAGGCCAAGGCCGCCCGAGCTGCGCAGGTGCGCGCCTTCAACGAAGGCCTGCAGGGGCGCGCCATCACCCTGTTGACGGCGGAGCCGCCGCACCGGTGCGTGTATGGGCGCTGCATCACGGGTGGCGACGTGATGGCCATCTTCACCACCGACAAGACCGGCACGCGCGAAGACGGCAGCACCTACACCAAGGCCGATGCGTTGCAGCACCTGGTGATTCACCTGCAGACGCGCCAGGCCCAGGCCATCCACGAGGTGTACATCGACGGCGTTCCAGTCGGCGCGGTGGATGGCAGTGGCGTGCCTGTAGGTGGCGCATTCCGCCAGTCGGGTGCAGCCAACAAGAGCGTGACGTTCACGGGCAGTGTGACCGTCGCCCAGGCCATTGTCGAAGTGCTGACGGCGCAGCACCTGCCAGGCGATGACGTGAGCCCCACGCCAGTGACCGTGGCTCTGAGCCCAGACCGCCGCACGATCACCGCCACCCCTTCCGACATCCCGGTCTACGTCAGCTACACCATCGATGTCTCAGGCGCCTCTGTGCGCGTGCGGAAGCTGCTCGGCACGGCTGATCAGGCTGCCGACAGCTACCTGAGTGGCCTGGTGCCCGACAAGTGGACGTCCGCTCACCGCGGTCGCGGCATGGCTGGGCTGATCGTCACGCTCGACCTCGAAGACAGCCGCTTTCAGGGTGGCATCCCCAACATCACGGCCGACATGAGCGGCGCGCTGCTGTACGACCCCCGCAAGGACAGCACCGTGCCCGGCGGCAGCGGTACGCACCGTGCGGACAATCCGGCCACCTGGGAGTGGAGCGACACAGCCTCGCTGTGCAAGGCCGACTTCCTGGCCAGCGAGATGGGCTATGGCGTCGACCGCCTGCTCGACATCGACCCGGCTTACCAGATCGCTGCGGCCAATGCCTGCGATGTGACCATCACGCTGAACGACGGCGCCGGTGCGTACACGGGCAAGCGCTACACCTGTAACGGCGCCTTCAACTCCGACATGTCGCGCGAGAAGGTGCTGCAGGATCTGGAAGACTGCATGGCCGGCGTGGCAGTGCCTGCAGGGCAGTGGCTGCTGATGGCCGGCGCCTGGACGCCGCCGGTGCTGGACCTGGACGATGCAGACCTGGCCGGCAGCATTGAGGTCATCCAGTCAGACACCGCTACCGACGACCTGCTCAACAGCGCGCGCGCCACGTACATCGCCGCCGGCCGCAGCCAGCCCGAGGATGCCAAGCCGCCCTACACCAACCCAGTGCTGGTGACGGCAGACCAGGGCGTGCCGCTGTGGGGCAGCTTCACCTTCCCCTTCACCAACAGCAATGCGCGCGTGCGCAACCTGCTGCGCATCAAGGTCGAGCGCAAGCGCTCGGGCCTTGTCATCCAGTACCCCGCCAAGCTCAAGGCTTGGGGCCTGCAGGTGGGCATGCGCGTGCGGTTGAGCAACCGCACGTTGCAGCTCGACCGCAAGCTGTTCCGCGTGACCGACCGGCAGTGCGGCCACAAGGCGCCGGTGACATTCCTACTCCAAGAAGACGCGCCCGAGATCTGGGATGAAGCGGATGCGGCCGTGGCCGACCCGACGCCGAACACCGGGCTGCCCGATCCGTACGTGGTGGCGCCGCTCTCCGGCCTGGCGGCAACCAGCGGCACCGCGACGCTGCTGCGCACGGCTGACGGCACCGTGGTGCCCCAGGTGGTGCTGAGCTGGAGCGCCATCACCAGCGCCTACGTGGCGCCGCGTGGCCGCGTGCTGTTGCGGTACCGGCGCAATGCGGATCTGACCTGGCGCGAGCTGCCTTCCGCGCTGGGCGACGCCACGGGCGCGGCTTTCACTGGAGTGCAGGAAGACGACAACATCACCATCGAAGCCCGCGTGCGCAACACCTTGGGGCAGGTCAGCGCGCCCGTGTACGTCGGGCATGTGGTGCAAGGCAAGAGCACGCCGGCCAGCGCTGTGACGGGGTTCTCTGGAGTGGTGAGCAAGGGGCGCATTCCCTGGGTGTGGACGCCTTGCCCCGATGCCGACTACGGCCAGACCGAGGTGCGCGCCGCCGATGCCGATTGGGGCGCGGTCAGCCCTGCGCCTCTCTTCCGCGGCACTGCCAATGGCTGGCAAGAGGTAGTGGCTGCCACCGGCACCTTCACCCGCTACGCGCGCCACATCGACCTGAGCGGCAACCCTTCCACCAGCTCGGCCAGCGCCTCAGTGGTGGTGGCTGCTGAAGACCTGGTGCAAGACGGTGAGCCCGGCGACCCTGGTGACCCGGGGGCCGACGGCACCAGCGAGCGCCTCGTCTTCCGCCGAGCAGCCACGATGCCCGACACGCCGACAGGTGATGGCTTGCCTTCGGGCTGGGCTGACGCGCCGCCTGCTGCTGATGGCGCACCCCTGTGGATGAGCAAGGCGCGCCAGCAGCTCGACGGCACCACCATTGGCAGTTGGAGTGCGCCGGTGAAGATAGACGCCACCGTCTCGGCCAGCCCTGTGCCTTTCGGCTCGACCGTGGTGCATGTCGAAGTCAACAGCGGCGTGGCTTCGAACGCCTACGTGCGGTTCAACACCGACGGCACCATCTCCACGCGCCAGGGCAACGGTGGCAGCTACGTGGCGGCGGGCAACTGGTACCTGCCCACCACCTCTGGCATCGGCAGCAGTTATCGGCTGCGCACCGTGGCCAGCGGTGACGCCCTGGCAGCTGGTGGTGGGGATGAGTGGCAGGCACTGTCGTCGGAGCGCATCTTTCGGCTTGAGCAGGCGGTCTCGCCTTCTGCCTACGCCGAGAAGAACGCCGCGCTGCAGCACTACATCGCGGGCAGCAGCTCAGACGTGCCTCTCGCGCAGGGGGTGTCCTTCCTCAGCGCCGCCTACGACCCGGCCCTGTAGCGCCCGCCGTTTTCCGGTTTCGCCCTCGAAACCGGATAGGCCGCTGAGCATGCTGCGCGGTATGCCCACGCTCACCGCCCAAGAGATGCTGGCTGCCTACATGGCGGCCGAACTGGCCTTGCTGCAGGGGGGCAAGAGCGTGCGGTTCAACGACGGCAACGTCGACCGCATGCTCACGCGCGAAGACCTCGAGTGGATCCAGAAAGGCCGCCGCGAGTGGGAGGCGCGGGTCAGCGCCGCCGCGCGCATCGCCAGCGGTGCCCCCACCTTCGGCGGCCTTGGCTTCAGCGTCGCCCGGCTCGACGGGCGCTGAGCGGGCCTGCCGATGTCGAACAAGCCTGTGTTGAACGGCCTGGATCGGGCGATTGCGGCGGCGTTCCCGACGTGGGCCATGCGCCGCGCCAAGGCGCGCCTGGTGCTGGCCCATTACGAATCGGCCAGGCCCAGCACGCAGCGGCGCTTCCGCGCCACCAGCGGCGAGCCCAACCAGCTGCCAGGCGTCAGCGCCATGGCCTTGCGCAACCAGGTGCGCTACCTGGAGCGCAACCACGACATCACGCGCGGCGCGATCAACGTGCTGGTCAACAACACCGTGGGCCCACAGGGCGTGGGCGTGGAGTTCCAGCCGCGCCGCCTGGACGGCACCATCCACGAAGAGTACGCCCGAGATCTGACGGAGGCCTACCGCGACTGGTGCCGCCGGCCCGAGGTGACCGGGCAGCACGGCATGGGCGGCATGCAGCGCATCAGCGCGCGCACGCTCTACCGCGATGGCGAGGTGCTGGGGCAGCACGTCGTCGGCCGCAGGGTTGACATCGACCACGGCACGCTGGTGCCCTACAGCGTTGAGCTCATGGAGCCCGACCTGTTGCCGCTCGATTACGACGACGAGCCCAAAGGCATCCGCCAGGGCATCGAGCGCAGCGCCTGGGGCGCTGCCCGGGCGTACCACGTCTACCGCGGCCACCCTGAAGACGCCCACAGCGTGCGTGGCGTGCAGTTCCGCGACACCAAGCGCGTGCCGGCCGATCGCATGCTGCACGCCGCGCTGCGCGACCGCATCGGCCAGCTGCGCGGCGTGACCGCGTTCGCGTCTGTCATCGGGCGCATCGAGGACATCAAAGACTACGAAGAGAGCGAGCGCGTGGCCGCCAAGGTGGCCGCGATGATCACCGGCTACGTCAAGCGCAACCCAGGGCCTGAGGGTTACGACCCTGCAGGCATGGACGTTGACGCCGAGGGCCGTCTGAAGCCGCGCGAGATGCGCATGCAGCCCGGGATGATCATCGACACGCTGGCTGTGGGTGAAGAGCTGGGCCTGCTCGACCCGAACCGGCCCAACCCCAACCTGGTGACCTTCCGCGACGGCCAGCTGCGCGCCATGGCTGCAGGCATCGGGGCCAGCTTCAGCAGCATCGCCCGCAACTACAACGGCACCTACAGCGCCCAGCGCCAAGAGCTGGTGGAGCAGTGGGTTCACTACATGGTGCTCTGCGACAGCTTCACCAGCATGTTCCTGCGGCCCATCGTGGAGCAGTTCATCACGGTGGCCGACCTGAGCGGCGTGGTGCCCATGCCTGCCGACGTGAAGCGCGGCACGCATGACGACGTGCTGTATGTCGCGCCCAGCATGCCGTGGATCGACCCGGCCCGCGAGGTGACGGCCTGGCTGGCTGCTGTGCAGGCGGGCTTTGCCAGTGAGTACGAAGTGCTGCGCAAGCAGGGCAAGAACCCGCGCGACGTGCTTGAGCAGATCTCCACCTGGCGCCGCCAGGCCGGCGAGAAGGGCCTCGTCTTCAACAGCGACGCCGGCGCACTCACGCGCCTGCAGCAGGCCGGGCAAGCCGGCGCAACCAACCCCTGAACCTCGGAGCCGCACATGCCCGCTTTCGTCTTCAACATCGCCCTGGGCCGTGTGGCCGAGCTCTACCGCCGCGTGAAAGGCAACGACCCCGCCAACAGCGCCCTGGTGCTGGTGGCCATCAACAACGGCGGCACCACCGACGCGACCATGCAGGACTACGCCACGCTGGCGGCCTTGCTGGGTGACGCTGGCGTGGCCGAGGTGACCAACAGCGGGTACAGCCGCAAGGTGCTGACCGACTTTGACCTGGCCGCGGTGCCTGCGCCTGACAACACGCTCAACCGAATCGAACTCAGCCTGCCAGCGCAGACCTGGGCCAGCATCGGTGCTGGCACGGCCTGGACAGATTTGGTGGTCTGCTACGACCCCGACACCACCACTGGCACAGACGCTGATCTGATTCCGCTCACGCTCAGCGACTTCGTGAAGACCCCGGACGGCGGTGACATTCCGATGGCGGCCGGCGTGTTCTTCCGGGGCAGCGCGTCTTGAGTGCCGTTGCCATCCCCGAAGCGCCGGCCCTGCTGCCGGCCGACACCTACCCGGCGCGGCATCGCGTCTGGTGGGAGCAGTGCGACGTTTTGCTGAGGCAGGCCGCCCTTGTGAACGGCGCCGCACAAGCAGCTGCCCAGCAGGCCACGGCGGCGGCTATGAACCGCCACGCCGACACGCAGGCTGCGATGGCTCAAGCGATGGCGGGCGACCGCTTGCCAACTCGCGCCGAACTGGTGTTTGAGATGGTCAAGGATCAGCCCCAGGCCACGGTGCTGACGCCCGCCGTGGTGGTGAAGGGCGCGGCCGACATCGTGGACGCCTACGTGGCGCGCTACCCGGGCGCTGTGCAGCCGTGAAGCCGCGCGTCTCCACCGACGAGCGAGACGCGCGCTTGGTGGTGCGCGCGGTGCGGCGTGACGTGCAACGCAAACTGGTGCTGCTGCTTCGACTTGTCGCGGCGTCGGGCCTGAAGGAATCTTCGCGCGGTGCAGTCGTCAGCATCGCAGGCGCGAAGTTCGGGTAGAGCCGTGCCTATTCTTATCGTCAACCCCACGGCCGCCGCAGCCTGGGCTGCCGCCACGTCGAAGACCGGCCAGCTCACAGCGCTCATCACGGCGTTCGGCGGCCCTATCACCGCGCGCCTTGAGGGCAGCGGGGGCACGCTGCGCCGCACGATCACGCTGCCGGCGCCGACTATCAGCACGCCGGAAGACCCGCGCATCGTGCTGGGCGCACACCTGACGGATACGCCAGCCAGCACGGGCGACATCGGGCGCTGGGTGCTGCGCAATTCAAGCGGCGTGGACATCCTGACGGTTGACGCTGACGACGCTGCAGGGGCTGCGACTGTTGACCACGCGGGGCCGGTCAAGACGCTCTGCACGCCGACGCTGGCGGGGGTGACGATTCTGCCGAGCGCGGGTCTTCCGCCTGTGGGCGTGGCTGCTTGGATTGACGGCCAACCTACAGGGCAGTGGATTGACATTCCCGGCACGGCCAACCCCCCGGGCGGCCTGCAGATGAATGCCTACTGCGACATGACGCTGCGGCCCAGCGACAGCACCATCTTGGTAGTGGCTGCGGGCGGTCACAACGATAGCAGCAGCAACGCGGCGGCGGCGCTCGCACTGAACGTCGATTCGCCAGCGTGGACGCTGCTGCGCGCGAGTTCGTGGAATGGCTCAGAGGCCGACGTGACTCGCTACGCGGACGGCACGCCGGCAAGCCGCCACACCTACCACCACACGCACTACATCGCAAGCCGCAACGCGGTGCTGTTGGCCGGGTGTCGCTTCGGTTGGGGCCCCAACACGCCGACCGGCCCAGCGATGGATCTGTTCGACCTCGACACCAACACCTACAACGCTGCTGGCACTTGGCCCAATCTGCCGATCCTTGGTGACTACGGTGTAGCCCAAGACGGCGACGGCAACATCTGGACAAGCTCGGGGCGCAAGTTCACGGTCGCAACAGCGACATGGAGCAAGCCGGGCAGCGGGCAGCTTCATCGCTACCCGGCAGCGTACAGCCCGAGCCGCAACCGCATCTTCGCTTTGCAGTACGGCAACGGCGAAGGCGAGGGCAGCGAGTTTGGGCTGATCGCTCTCGAATTGGACCCGACCACCGGGAACAGCGTAGGCATCACCTTCAACGCGAGCGCAGCGCGTGCGCAGCTCATCGCCGACACGCCGGATTACGCAGGCATGGCTTTCTGCCCCGTGGACGGGAAGTTCTATTTCCTGCACCCGGGCCGCATTGGCACGTTCTACGTCATCACTCCCAACGCGGGCACGGTGTGGGATGTTGCGACGTACACGCCAACCGGCACGGCCCCGCCTGCCGTGGGGGGTAGCGGATCGCTGTGCAAGCGTCTGCTGTGGGTGCCCGCGCTGAGTGGCTTCGTGGTGCAAAGCAACCAGGCCAGCAACATGAAATTCTTGAAGGTGGCGTAATGGCTGTTCGCTCAAATGGAGGCTCAAGCAATAGCCTGACCGCAACGGGCATGTCTGCCATGACCTACCCGATGTGGCAGCGGGTTCTGCTTCGGCGAACGGCGACGGCGGGTGCAGTGCTTGACCCCATGTTCATGGGAAACCCGTCGCCTGGCGGCTACGCTGGTCTTCGGTTCGATGTCAGCTCGGGCCAGTACCGACTGAACAACTACTCGTCACCCGGCGCGGACAACGGCAACAGTTCGCTGGTGTCGTTGCCTGCCGGCTATGCGACGACGCAGCTTGACCCCGTGCTGATCCTGTGGGCCTCGGCCACTTCAGCGACGATCTATTGGGACGGCGGCAACTCTGGCGCGTTGACGATCTCGAACCCCGGGTTCGCCAACATCGACAACTTCACCGAGGCCTATCTCAATTCGACAGCCGCAACCGGCTCCATCACTGTCTATGCCGAGTACTTTCTTGGCACGGGCACGCCCGACTCAACGCAGCGCGCGGCGCTCCTGACCCGTTCACAAAAGGTTGAAGAGATCGCCGGGCTCACCGTTACGCGCGGATGGGCTCTCAACCCTGCGGGTTCGGCCGGCGACAGCGCGGGGAGCACACTGGCCGCGCTTGTCGGCAGCACGGCGCTCACCAACTACGGCATGCTGATCGCGGCGGATGCCCACCCCGTCAGTCGCGGCGGCGGGACTGCCGTCTCATTCGCTGGCACGATCCCCGCGCTCAATGGCACGGTAGGTACTTCGTTCGCGGCGCAGTCCCCGACGATTGCCAGCTACTTCAGCGGCACGCTGACTCCTTTCGCGTACACACTGCAAAGCGGCACGTTGCCTGCCGGCCTGACGCTGAACAGCTCCACGGGCGTCATCAGCGGCACGCCGACCACGGCGGGCACGACCACGGGCCTTGTCATCCGGGCGACGGACGCCAGCAGCAACACGGCGAACAGCAACAGCTTCAGCATCGTCATTGCGCCCCCTGCGGCCACCAGCATGACCATTGCCCTGAAGCAGAGCGACGGCACGACCCCGGCTGCGAGCATCACGGGCATTGAGTACGCAATCCTCAACGCGGCCACGGTGGCAGCAGCTACTGCGGTGCTTGACACCGGCACTGGCGAAAGCACGGACGGCAGCGGCAATCTGGTGCTTGACCTCACGGGGCTAGGCTTGACCGTGGGGCAGGTACGGTACGTCGTGGCCGGCAAGAGCAACGGCACGCCGGGCGCGAACTTCGACGGCTGGCAAGGCCCGGCAACGGCTGCTTGATATGGCGCAACTCTGGCGGGCACAGGTCAGCGGCGGCGCGGCCATCTGGGCGGCGCAGAACGGCGACGGCACGCCCAGCACGCCCACCATCGGGGCCATCACGCCCACGGCTGGCGGCTGCGTCTTCACGCACAGTGGTGGCGGCACGCATTACAGGGTTTTCGTGCTGGCCGGCTCTCCGGGCTCGTGGGTGTCGCTTGGTAGTTCGCCCGTCACGCTCACGGGCCTGACGGTCAACACGGAATACACGCTTCAGATCAGCGGCGACGGCTCAACCGTTGCGGACGCGGAAAACTGGGGCACGCTGAACCCCGGCACGGGCAGCGGCGAGCCGGCCGTGCCGATTGCCCTGCAGGCAGCCGAAGAGGCAGACGCCGCCTTCCGGTTGTTCCTGGCCCAAGTTCTGACGCCCGCACTTGAAACCGACCAGGCCGTGCAGCTGCTGCAACCTGGCGAGCTGCAGGCGGCGCAGGAAACCGACGAGGCCGTGCCCCTGGTGCTTATCACCCCGGGCGCCATCACCGCAGCCGAAGAGCAAGACCAGGCTGTCGCGCTGCTGCTGATCTCGCCTATCGCGCTGGGTGTGGCGGTGGAGAGCGATGCAGCGGTCAGCTTGGCATCGACGGGCGGTTTGCCAGGGGGTCTTGTGCGCGCGCTTTCCAGAACCTTCGTCGTGTATCCCGACGTGATGATCGCTGGCGGGCTGCCTTCCAGCACTCTGCTGCGGCCGCGGTTCCTCAAGGACCCGCAGGCGCGGCTCGACTACAGCTGGGATCTGCGCCCCTACCTCGCAGAGGCGGCAGATGCGCTGGCTGGCTTTGCGGTGTTGTCCAGTGGCACGGTGACGCTGGAGGGGCCTTACCTGGTCGACTCGGTAGTCACGGTGGTGGCTGCTGGCGTTGCCGACGGCGAACTGGCCGAGCTCACTCTGCGATTCGATACCGCAGGCGGCCGCCAGGATGACCGCACGATCGAGCTGCAGGGCCTGCAGAGGTAGCGATGCCGGCTCGCCTGATCCCGCAAGACCTCGGCACGCACTTCGTGCTCGGCACGCTCATCGTGCTGGTGGTGCTGCCCCTCGGTGGCGCTGTGTGGGCGGCGCTGGCCTGCCTGGCCGCCGCTGTGGGCCGCGAGCTCTACGGCTGGTGGAGGCGCGGCTGGCGCTCCTTCGACCGCGCCGACTGGATCGAGTCGGGCCGCGACATTGCATCAACCCTTGCCGGCGGCGCCGTGGTGCTGGCCGGAGCGGCCATTGGCATCTGACCTTCAAGGACCCTCATGGATCTGCCCCCCGACCTCGTGAAGCACGCCGCAGGGCCTGCCGGCGCCCTGAGTGCGCTGCTGTTCATGTCCGGCGTGCCTTGGCCGCGCCGCATCGGCATGGTGGCCGCCGGCTCGCTGCTGGCCTACTACGGCACCGGCACGGTGGCGGCCTTCGCGGGCCTGCCTGATGGCTTGGCGGGCTACCTGCTGGGCCTGTTCGGCATGGCCGCCGTGGCCAAGGTTTTCGCCACCTGGGACGCGCTCGACGTCGGGACCCCCATCCGCAAGTGGATCAACCGCCGCCTGGGGGTGTCCGAGTGAGCGCCGCCGCCGTCATCTTGCTGGTGGTGGTAGCTGCAATCTGCGTGGCGGGCATCTTCGCGGCCAGCTACCGCGACAACTGGCCCCAGTTCACTGGGCTCACGCTGCTGGTCATCTGGGCTGCTGGCGAGCTGCTGGCACTGGCCAGGGGCTACCAGCCGCACCCGCGCGAGCTGGTGCTCTACGTCGCGCTGGCTGCGTTCCTGGCTGGCACGGCCTGGAAGGTGGTGCAACACAGGGCAGGGCGGTGCGCGGCGGAAGCGCACAGCACGCAACCTGGGGAGGCCTCGTGATGCCCGGTGCCGTGGAGCCGAGCTGGCTGGTGGACGCGCGCCGCGACATCGGCCAGCGCGAGACGCTGGGCCCCAACGATTCGCCGTGGATCCGCCGCATGCTCGAGCGCCTGGGCGCCACCTGGCTGCTGGGCCAGCCCTGGTGCGGCGGTGCGGTTGCTGCCTGGATGCAGGCCAACGCCATCAGCCTGCCCCGGCACTGGTACCGCGCCAAGGCCTGGGCCGACTGGGGCCAGCCGCTGGCCAGCCCGGTGCACGGCTGCGTGGCCGTCTTCGAGCGCCAGGGCGGCGGCCACGTTGGCCTGGTAGTGGGCGAGGATGCCGCCGGCAACCTGCTCATCTTGGGCGGCAACCAGGGCGATGCGGTCAACGTGCGCGCGTTCCCGCGCGCCAGGCTGCTGGCCCTGCGCTGGCCGCCCGGGCGAGATCTGCCGCAGGTGATGCAGCTCGCCCGCGGCGAAGCCGCAGCGACGACGGGTGAGGCTTGAGCCTGCCCGCGCTGCTGGCTGCTGCCCTGCTGGCCGGGCTGCTTGCCGGCTTTGGCGGCGGCTGGAAGGTGCAGGCGTGGCGGTGGGCAGCTGCTGACGGTGCGCGGGCTGAGGCCCGGGCCGAGGCCGAGCGCCTGCAGGCCAGAGCTGCCGATGCGGCGGCCGAGCGGCACGGGGCCGAGCTGGCCCGCCTGGCGGCCGAGCGCCGCGTGATTACCCGGGAGGTCGAGCGTGTGGTCGAGTCGCCTGTCTATCGCAACGTGTGCCTTGATGGCGACGGCCTGCGCATCGTTGCCGCCGCAGCCGGCGCCGCCAGTGCTGCCGGCGAGTCTGCGCCAGGCTTGCCCGCCCCTGACGCCGCCCCCTGACGGCACCGGCGCGGCGGTGCTGCGCACCATGGTCGAGTGGGCGGGTATGTACCGAGAGTGTGCCGACAGGCACCAGCGGGCGGTGGAAGCGGTGAGCCGCTGAGTGCTACGGGAAGTGCTACGGCGGGGCCGTTTTCCCTCGTGAGCCCTTCCCCTGAACTACGGCGGGAAGGGTCGGCCCTTGAACGTGGGGCCTACCGCTGGCCCTCCTGTGTCATCCTGTTGCATCACCGGCAATCACGCGCCGGGTGCTACTGGACTGCTACAGGGGTGCTACGGCATGGCTTCAATCATACAAGTGGGCGGCAAGTGGCGCGCGCAGGTCCGCCGCAAGGGCCACAAGCCCATGACCAAGACTTTCGAGCGCAAGGCCGAGGCCGATCAATGGGCGCGGCGCATCGAGTCGGGCATGGACACAGACAGCCCGGCGGTGACGGCCGACACCATGACCGTGGCCGCGCTGCTGCTGGCCTACCGGGAAATGCGCGCCGAGCTGGGCCGGCCGGTGCAGCCGGTGTCCAACACGCACTACATGCTGCAGCACCTTGAGGAAGACCTCGGCGGCGATCTTGTGCGCGACCTGTCGCCGCAGAAGCTGGCGAAGTGGGCCTCTATGCGCAAAGAGCAGGGCGCCGGGGGCTACACCGTCAACATGGAGCTGTCGGCCCTGGGCACGGCCATCAGGCACACCGGGGCCTATCTGCGCGTGCCGCTGCCCGATGTCGTCGGGCTGGCCCGGCCGCTGCTGCACTACGGCCAGTTGATCGGCGGCGGCAACCGGCGCACGCGCAGGCCCACCGAAGACGAGCTGGCGCGGCTGCTGGCCTGGCTGGATGACCGGCAGAAGGTGGTGGCCGATGCGGTGCGCGTGGCGGCCGTCATCGGGCTACGCCGCGGCGAGCTGGCCCGCATTGCCTGGGCCGACGTTGACGAGCTGCGCAAAGCGGTGCTGGTGCGCCAGCGCAAGCATCCACGGCGCATCGAAGCGCGCGACGAGTGGGTGCCGCTGCTGGGCGTGGCCTGGGATGTCGTGAAGCGTCAGCCGCGCGTCGATGGCCGCATCTTCCCGGTGAGCCCAGAAACCCTCACCGACAACGTGACGGCCGCCACGCGGGCGCTGGGCATCCCCGACCTGCGCCTGCACGACATGCGGCGCGAAGCTACGTCTGCGCTGCGCGAGCGAGGGCTGGACGCCGACGCCCGGAAGGCCGTGACGGGGCATCGGTCTGATGAGATCCACTCGCGCTACGTGGTGGTGTCTCTTGAATCGCTGCACGAGCAGTACGCCGCTGCTGCGCCAGATACTCAGCAACGTCCGCCACGTCAGCGCGCAGCTCGCGGCCGTCGCTCTTGAGCCATGCAAAGTCGCCGGCCGAGCGCCGGTTCTTGATGGTGGCCGGCGCCAGGCCAATCTGCTCTGCCACCTCTTCAAGCGTGAGCGTGAGCCGGCCGTAACGCTCGGCCAGAAACATGGCTTGCCACAGGCTCATGCGCGCGCTGCCTCCCGCGCGCCAGCCACCAGCTCGGCCCGCTCTTGCGTCTGCAACGCGATGCTCGGCCGCTTGCAGATCCACGCGGCAACCTGCCGGCCGATCTCAGTGGCTGTGAGCATGGCCTCGCACCGCTGGCCGTCGATCTCGGCTGGGTGTTGATCGCAGCGGGCGCCACTCGACATCGGCGGCACGTATGCCGTGATGGTGTGCATCACCTGGCCCCTGCTGCCGTACACCACAACGCTCTGCCACACGCTCAGCGGCGCCGGCCCCAGGTCCAGCGGCGGCAGCAGCGCGGCCAAGGCCTCGCGCTCGGCGTCAGCCTTGGCGCGGCGGCGACGCAACGCATCGGGCGTGTTGCAATGCGCCCAGCGGCTGCGCTTTGCGCGATGGTGGCGGGTTCGACTTTTCACAGTTCGCGTATAGACGAGTTAGGCCCCTGAAACAAGCCGTGTTGCAGGGGTTCAGTCCTTGTCTTCCACTTCTGCCAGGCTGCAGTCACGGCACCGCTGCCAGGAAACATATCGTCGAAGGTGTCGGTCGGCTCAAGGTTCAGCACCTCGAACAACCAGAAGCAGAAGCCTTCAGGCTTTGCGCCCTTGAACTTCTTGTCCCCACCCAACAGCATCGGTGTGTTGTTGTAATCGCGCACCGGATGAAGCCGCTTCGCCATCGGTCGACCCCCGCGAACAATCACGGGCTCCCACGCGTAGTGCGCGCCCTTGTTACCGGGCCTGAACGGTGCCCACG